TATTAATTGTCCATAAAAAACCACCACAAAAGAAGTACATCATAATTAAAAAGAATATGACATAATCTAAAAAGCTTAATATGTTTTTAAATGTTTTAATCATTTTATTATCCTTTCATTATTTATATTTAACATAAGTTAAGTTTTATTAAATATTTAAATATCTGTCAACTTTTAATTTAGTCTATGTTCTGCTTATGTTCTATTAAATCGCTTTAGGTTTAAATTGCCGTAAATTGCTTTTTCTTGTTTTAAATCCACAATAATTAAAATCAATAAACTTTAGCTTGATATAACTATTAAGATGATTATAAACATAGATATAAACAGAAAGGCTAAAATGACAAAAAAAGATAAAACAAAAGTAAATATTTCACTAACAATAGATGAGTGTTATGGAATTTTAACTGTAATAAATAAGCATAGAGCTATGAGTGAAACTATTACTTATGGTCAAAATGATGAGCTTGAAACATCTGCTTATGAATTAAATTTAAAATTTAATGGCATTATTGTTAGTACAGAAGATAAAAGAAGAAGAAGAAAAATGGAAGATGTTTCCCAATTATGAAACAAATGAAGAAAGACGAGCAAGAAGAACAGAAGAACTAAACAAGTAAAACATTAAAGACCTAAAGCCCATGAGATTAAAACCTTGTGGGCTTTGGTGTATCTGCTTTAATATTCGCCTCATCTCTATGGCGTCAAGAGAGTGCTGATTTAAAGCATTGACCCACACACACACAGCTCACCCCGACACTCTTGCCATGCTATTGCCTCAATCCTTTACCCAAGTCAACTGATATAAGTTCTTGTTATTGTTCAAATCACAGGTTGCCTATCCCTTGTGTAATATGGTCCTCATAAATCTACACGGCTAAACTAATTCAATAACAAATAAAAATAAATTAACAAACAAAAACCCCCTACCCCCCAAACACCAAAAATTTTCTTTATTAAATGCTTCATTCCACACAGCGAGGGGAAATTGTTAATATTAACTTATGTTAATAGGTATAAGGCATTTATTTTTGAGGGGATTATTATATAATAAGCTAATGAAGATTAGATACTATCACGTAGCTAAGAACAGATGGTGGGGTTTTGCTATAGCTATGGCAAGTATATTTATCTTGTCAGATGCTAGGTGGTTCTATAATAATATAGCACAGGTATTAGGTTGGAGTTTAGCTAGTATCTCATGTGGGTTTTGGGTATATATTGGAATGAAGGATAAGGATATTCCCCGAACTCTTATGGAGTTAGTGTATTTTGTATTAGCATTAAGGGCAGTATTTAATTGGTTACAATGAAAGATTTTATTTTAAATTTACTAGAAAAGTATGGGGGTCAAATTTCTTGTTGGGCTTGGAATAAACGATGGGTTAATAGAAATGATGTCCGTTATAGAAGTTTTAAAACAGGTAAGTTTTATAACGTAGATAAAAAAACTGGTTTGATTAAACATGATTAATCATCCTTATGATGTAGTGATGATGGCAATGTTTATATTTATTACCTTATATTTATTAATGAGAGTTATTGGATGGATGAATTAGAAAAAGCAGTAAAAATCGCAAAGGAATTAGAAAGACGTAAAGTTACTAATATTATGGCTGACTATAAGCCATATGATTATCAAAAGAAGTTTCATAATACATTAGCATCGCAAAGATTGTTAATGGCTGGTAATAGGGTCGGCAAGTCCTTTTGTGGGGCCATGGAAATGGCATACCATGTGACGGGCAAATACCCAACGTGGTGGGATGGTAAACGATTTAATAGACCTGTAAGAGCATGGGCTGGGGGAGTTTCTAATGAAACTACTAGGGATGTTTGCCAAAAAGAACTTGTCGGTCAGCCAGATGATCCAATGGCTAAAGGCACAGGTACAGTACCTTTAAAATATATCGGTGATACTGTAAGGAAGGCGGGTGTACCTAATGCGATTAACTCATTAGTCGTTAAGCACGTTACAGGTGGATATTCACGAATAGGATTTAAAGCATATGAAATGGGTAAAGAGAAATGGATGGGAGAATCAGTCGATGTTATTTGGTTGGATGAAGAACCACCAACAGGAATTTATACACAAGCATTAACAAGAACAGCAGATAAAGGTGGAATAGTTTATATGACGTTTACACCCGAACAAGGAATGACACAAACTGTAGCACAATTTGTAAATGATTTAAAAGATGGACAAGCATTAATACAAGCGACTTGGGATGATGCACCCCATATGACAAAAGAAATTAGAGAACAAGTTTTACAAGCATTACCACCCCACGAAAGAAAGATGAGAGAAAAAGGAATACCACAGTTAGGTTCTGGTTTGGTTTTTCCGATTGTTGAAGAAGAAATATTATGTGATATTATGGATATACCAAGTCATTGGCCTAGACTTTGTGGAATAGATTTTGGTTGGGATCACCCTACAGCTTGTGTATGGGTTGCTTGGGATAGAGATGTGGATACAGCTTATGTATATGATAGCTATTCTATACGTCAAGAAACAGTACCTGTTCATTCATCAGCAATTAAAGCTAGGGGTAAATGGATTCCAGTTATTTGGCCGCAAGATGGTAGACAGGCCGATAAAGGATCAGGTAAGAATTTAACCGAACAGTATAAGAAGGAAGGCGTTAATATGTGTCCTGAATGGTTTACTAATCCACCACAACAAGGTTTAAGAGAAGGTACAGGTGGTAATTCAGTTGAAGCAGGAATAATGGAAATGCTAGTAAGGATGCAGACAAAACGATTGAAAATCTTTAAAAATCAAAGTAAACTGTTGGAGGAGTTAAGGATGCACCATAGAAAAGATGGAAAGATCGTTCCTATGAATGATGACTTAATTTCTGCGTTAAGATATTGTATAATGTCTTTACGAAAAGCAAGATTAAAAATTTATGAACCATTACAACAATTTACTGATTCTGAATTTAATGTTTTTGCTAGATAATAATATGGAAGGGAGATATGGGAGGATTTTTTAGAGCAATAACTCGAATTTTCAGCCAACCTGTGCAACAACCTGCACAAGTTATAACTACACAAGCACCAGTATCAGCAACTAAAGCAGATAGAAGACCAGGACAAGGTTCAGGTGTTACTGGAACTATTATGACGGATTCTACAGGTCTTGAAGAAGAAGCTAATGTTCAAAAAACTGTATTAGGTGGTGAAACTACTAAAAAGAAAAAGAAATACGCATAGTGATTGAAGTAGTCACAAATGAAAAATGGAAAAAACCCATTGGTGACTATGTTAAGAAAAATGCCCATATTCATCACGAAGTTAATGATTGGTATTCTTATTTAGGTTTTGTTGAAGATAATGAATTATTAGGAGGTTTTTTATTTTCAGATTGGGATGGTTATAATATTTGGATTCATTTAGCATTAAAGACACCACGATGCTGTACAAGGCGAAATATTAAATATGTTTTTAATTACTGCTTTAATCAGATAAAATGTGGTAGAATAACAGCTATGTGCATCAATGGGTATGAAAGAAACGAAAAGTTGTTAAAAGGTACAGGATTTGTTAAAGAAGGTATAATAAGAAAAGCAATGAAAGTTGATGGAAAATTTATAGATGGAGCATTATACGGAATGTTAAAGGAGGAATGTAGATGGGTTTAAAAGCACCAATTATGCCATTACCACCACCAGTTGATCCAGAAGTGGCAACTAAAGAAGCAGAATCAAAAGCAAAATTAGAAGCAGAAAAAAAGAAAGCTATTAGTAATAGAATGAAAGGTAGAGGTGGAACAATTATGACAGATGGACAAGGAATTACAGAAGAAGCTGATACTGCGGCAACTTCTTTAATAAGTTATTAATATGTCTTGGATGAGTAATTTTATGACTAGAGTAAAACCTTTATTAAAACCACAATTTAGAGGAACTAAAAAAAAGAAAAAAAAGAGTACAACTTTTATGACTTCTATAGGTAAAGATGAAGAAAAAACAGCAAGGAGTTTACTAACATCAAACTAATGGCAACTTTTGATTATATAAGAAAACGATTAGATAAGTTAGAAGCTGATAGAGGTACATGGGAATCTCATTGGCAAGAAATTTTAGATTATGTAATGCCACGTAAGGCAGAAATTACTTTCTTGCGTTCACGTGGAGAAAAAAGAACAGAAGTTTTATTTGATTCAACAGCAATCACAGCCAATAATCTTTTAGCGGCAAGTTTACAAGGAACATTAACATCACCTTCATTACCTTGGTTCTCATTAAAATTAAGAGATGATGATGCTAATAAAATTAGAGATATACAAATCTGGTTAGAAGATACAGCACGTAGAATGTATGCTGTATTTAATGAATCTAATTTCAATACAGAAGTTCACGAAATGTATTTAGATTTATGTTCAGTTGGTACATCAGCGATATTTGTTGAAGAAGCGAATGAAGGATTTTTACAAGGTGGATTACATTTTAATACTTTACATATTGCAGAATATTTTATTCAAGAAAATTCTACAGGTAAAGTAGATACACTTTATAGAAAATATAAAATGACTGCACGACAGGCAGTACAAGAATTTGGTGAAGATAATGTAGGAACAAAAATCAAAGAAGCTGTCAAAGCAAAACCCGATACTCAATTCAATTTTATTCATGCTGTAGAACCTACACTAGATTATGAAAGATCAGTAGGAATGAAAGCTAAAACTAAATTACCATTTCATTCTTGTCACGTTTGTTTTGAAGATAAAATGGTTGTTAGAGTTGGAGGTTACAATGAATTTCCATATTTAGTTCCAAGATGGTCTAAAGCAACAGGTGAAATTTTTGGAAGATCACCATCATATAACGCATTACCCGATATTAAAACTTTAAATAAAGCTGTAGAGATTGGATTAAAAGCGTGGGCGAAAGCTATTGATCCACCATTGTTAGTTACTGATGATGGAGTAATAGGTAGAGTTAGAATGACACCTGCTGGAATTACAGTTGTTAGAAGTGATACAGCAATTAAACCATTACAAATTGGATCGAATTGGCAAATAACAGATTTAAAAGAAAATCAATTAAGAACAGCAATTAGACAAGCATACTATTCAGATCAATTACAATTACAAGAAGGCCCACAAATGACGGCAACAGAAGTTCAAGTTAGATATGAATTAATGCAAAGACTTCTAGGCCCAACATTGGGGAGATTTCAAACTGAATTTTTAAATCCATTAATTGAAAGAGTATTTGGAATTATGTTACGTTCAGATGCTTTAACACCTAGACCTTCTGAAATGGAAGGTATGAATATGGATATAGAATATGTTGGGCCTTTAGCACGTTCTCAAAGAATGGAAGAAGCAATAGCAGTTGAAAGATTATATCAATTAGCAATGCAAGTAGTTCAAGTTGATCCTACTGTGATGGATGTTATAGATCACGAACAAGCAATTAGAATGAGAGCAACATTACTTGGAGTTCCTAAAACAGTTTTACGTGGTGAAGATGAAGTAGCAGAAAT